GCGTGCCTACGGGTTTCCTTGATTTCGCGGCGCAGCCGGCCGATTTCCGGCACGCCTCGGTTTCAAAATCCGAAACACCGACTATCGCGTCCGGCACGCGACCGGCCTGGACGATGCCGACCGGCAGCCGGTCAGCGGCGACGTGAGCGAGGCGGCGCCCATCTGCGGGCGCGCTCGAGGCAGCGGATCACCATGTTGCCGAGGAGCGCCTGGTCGCGGCTGATGTCATGGAGCTCGCGGTATACGTCGGAAAAGAGACGGTCATGGTCGTCGACTCGGCCCTCAAGGCGTTTGATTCGGCCGAGGATCGGGTTCCCCGATGGCGACACGGCTGGCAACTTGGGTCGGCGAGGCACGTCGTCACCTGGTGAATTGGAGCCAGAGCGGGCGTGTCAGGCACCGCCCTGGCTGGTCGGTTGTTACGTGACCTGCTGCCCGTGTCGTTCGTTTCGGTGGCACCGGAAGCACAGCCACTCGACGTCCAGCGGCTTGCTGTAGTCGTGGTGGTGCGCCTGGACCTTGGTCTCGCCGCACTTGCAGGGCTGCTTCGTGATGCGGCCGTCACGGACCGCGTTCCTGACGGCGTTTCGCGCGACGTACTTGTCCGGGTTCTCGATGCGGTGCCGCTTCTGATAGCGGATGGCAGCCGCCTTCCGCGCTCGCTGCTGGAACCGCCTTTGCTCGTAGGCCTTCCGCGCTGGCAGCGTGTTGCGGTAGTGGGTCCGAACGTCAGACTTCGTGCAGGCCTTGCACTTGCCGAGCCGGCCATCTGCCATCGCCTTGTGGCGATAGAAGTCGTTGATCGGCTTGGTTTCGTGGCACTTGAAGCACCACTTCGTTTGTCCGTCGCTGGTCACGTCGCAGGCCATCAAAATGGGATCCCATCGTCATCCGGAAGCGGGTTGTCGGTCGGCGGCGGGAGTGAGTCGTTGCCGCTCCATCCACCGTCATCAACTGGCGACGGTGCGCTCGGCGCCTGTCGCTCGGCCTTCTTGCCGGCCACCGCAGGGATCCCCTTCAGCGTCGACTTGAGTTGGGCCGAGTATTTCCGCAGGGACGTGGAATCAAGCGGCTTCTCGAAGGTGAAACCTCGAGTCGCGGGATTGATCCACTTCACCTTTGCCCGCGTCTTGTTCTCGTACGTCTCGTGCTCGACCACGATCTGGCACTCGATGTCCGGGTGCTGGTCGGCGAACTTGTCGATGTCGTCACCGGTGAAGCCGCACGCGCGCAGGGACTCCAGCGACCGCTCGGCCACGGTCTTACCGGATTTGCCGGCGGTGTCGGCAAAGTACAGAAAGGCCGTGATCTTCTGTCCGGCGCATGGCCCGTTCAGAACCTCAAAGGAGACCGCGGCGACGAATGGACTGTTTTTCGTGCCGGGGCCCCACTGGATATGGACCGGTCCTCTCTCGGTCTCGACGGGGGAAACGACTGCTGCGTAAGTTCCTTCTGGGAGCATGATGATCCTCTCTTTCGATCGTGGTTGGTCTACTGCCGTGATTCGTTGGTGCTCGTCGGCCGGTCCTTGAGTTTTGCGAGGATGCGCGAGAGCGCGGCCGGGTCATCCTTGGCGCCGGCAACCGCCGAGGTGACCTTTGCCGGCAGGGCTTGGTCACCGATGCGCTTCACCTCCTCTTCGATTGCAGCCTTCAGCGCCGGGACCTCGTTTTCGTAGCCAGCTTCGACGGCGGCAGCGAGAGGACCCCAGGGGTTCTCGATGTCGACCTCGACCTCCTCGGGCAGCGCTAGGCGGCTCTTGGCGTCGAACGCGGCCGAGTGCGAGAGCATGAGCAGGCGGCGCCCTGTGCTGAATCCCTTCGGACGTGAGTTCTTGTTGCCGAGTTCCTTGGCAGCGTCGTCCTCGTGACGGACGAACCCGGTCAGGTCGCACCAGCCCTTGAGGAAGCCGGCGGCCTTGTCGTGAAGCGCTGGCTGGTAGCGGTCGTAGTCCGGGCCGGTAGGGTTCTTGTACGCCTTCACGATCGAATGCGCGATCAGGATGATGGACATCCCGCGCGACGACCGCAGGCGGTCCAGACGAGCGCAGAGCGCGCGCCATTCGTCAACAGCCATCACATAGCCCTTGCCGTAACCGAACGACTCGATTGACGTCAGCGCGCCGTCCTTGCTGCGCGCCGATGGCTCGGACTCGCGCTCAATGATGTGCTGCCAGAGCATGGCCTCGATGCGGTCGACGGTGTCCAGCACCAGCGTTTTGAACGGGTGCGGATTCACCGTCAGGTCTTGGATGGCGAAAAGAATCTCGCTGTACCGCTGCGGCACGTGCCCGCCTGGTTCGTCACGGAACTGGTAACGGGCAACATTCAAGCGACCTGACCCGTCGTCAGCGTCGAGCCAGATGGGCTCCGGGGCCGCCGAGGCAAGGGTGCTCTTTCCGGTCCCCTCGGCTCCATAGAACATGTATCGCAAGGGCGCGCGAAGGCGCTCTCGCTTCACGGCGCCGAGGCGGCTCAGTGGCGCCTGTGGCTTGGGCGGTACTGTGGTTGCGGCTGTAGCTGCTGCGGGCATGGTTCCACTCCTCTTTCGTGGGTTGTTGTCGAGCTAGACCACTGCGGCCAGCTCTTGGTGCACGTTAGAAACGCGCTCGAACTTGGTCTCATCGTCGAGAGACGCGACACCTGAGCAGACGTCGAAGAACTGGCATTGATAGCCACTCCCGAACGGAAAACAGCCGCCCGGGTTCCGCGGCGCGTGCTCGGCGTAAGCCGTCGCCCTGATCTGCAAGGCGGTAGCCTCGACATCGCGCTCCGATTCCTCAATCTCGCGTTCGAGCCTGACGACCTCGGGGCGCGCGAAGTAGCTGTCTGGCACTTCGGCCACCTCTTCGGCGATGCGCGCACGGAACTGTTCTGGCGTCTCGTCGGCCTCGCGCTGCTTGGCGTACAGGCGTCCGTCCTTGGTGTACTTTCGCGCCTCGACCGGCGTTGCCTTGAGCGGCTTCAGATTCGGCCTGACGATCACGTCATAGAGGCACCCCGTGGGCTCGTGCCCCAGCGAGCGCACGCCACCGAAGTAGATCGACACCTGCGGGTCCATCCGGAGGCGCTGCCAATAGGTCGATCCAGCCGTTAGATCAGCTCCCGTCGTCTTGTGCTCGACGAACCAGATCGATCCGTCCGAGCGCTTCCGCAGGAGCTTGTCCAGCTTGCCGGCCACGCGGAGGCGCCGACGACCCGGGATCGTTGTGATGAATTCGACCTCTACTCCGATGACCTCCCACTCGGACATCGTCGACGCCCATCGAGCGTCGTAGGCGATCATCATCACCTCGGCTTTGGCGAACGCGGCATCGTCGATGGCAGCAGAGGCGGCGCGCGCGGTTTCCATTGCTCGCATGGCGGCAGCCAACGGGAGCCCCGGGAGAGGTTGGATATTGGCAGCTCCGGGCCCGTCGCCGTCCTTGAAGACTCCCCACCACGCGTCAAGCCCTGCGTGGAACAGCGTTCCCCACTCCGCGAGTTCACGGGGCAGGATCGATCGATAGCCGAGGTTGTACGCCAGATGGTGAAGCCGCTGGCACGTCGAAAACGAGGCCAGCCTGGACTTCGTGATGACTTCGATCATCGCTGCACCACCGTCTCCATGTCGCCGCGCAACCACTCGCCGATGCGGTCAAGCGCGTCCGCAATGGTCAGCACGCCCGTGTAGCTCTCGACGACGTGACCGTCGCGCAGCCGCTCGATCGACCAGTAGCCATCGGATTTGTAGACGTGCAGGCCGACGGTGGCGGCGTTGCTCGCTTGGATTGTGTCGTTCTGAAAGAACCCCATGCGGCTCATTGCTGCTCTCCTGCCCGCACGGCTTCGTTCGCCTGATCCATCACCCCGCCGCGCCCGTAGGCCTCCGGTGGGTGGGCGTGCCAGTCCTCGCCGCGCTTGAGTTGGCGCCAGTGGTACAGCTCGTGCGCTAGGGACGTCCACGACAGAGCGCGGCCTGGTTGCCAGGCAACAGCGATGCCCTCGTCGGGGTTGGTGTCGCCGTCGAGACAGCCACGCGACGTCCTGAAGC